TGGGCCCCAATTAAAGTCACCTACTAATGCACCAGTTGTAGAAGTGACCGCAGGGACTGTTCCTGTTAGGTCTATTTCTTTAATCTGTAGTGCTGGTGACTCAGAAAATTTAAGAGTCATGATAGTGTCCTTTTCTAGTTAAGGTATAATAAGTTAAACATAATACGGAGATTTCGTTCAATGTAACTATTTATACATTTTATAAGTTTACCAAACATCACTTGGTTCATAGTCCGTCCAGTCCATGCTGTAAGGGTCGTACCTCTCTTCAGTCGGGACATAGTCGCTACCATCATCTATGATACCGAACGGTGGTAAGTCGTCTTCAATTTCTTTCATTCTCTGGTCGAATAACATCTGCTTAATATTAACATCTGTTTCATCAGCGAACGATTGCGTTCCAACGAAGTACCCAAACATCACCAGATTCATCATTAGGTCATCGTGGTTACCGTCACTGGCTTGATAGGAAGTTCCTTTCGATGTAAACGTAGAGATTTCCATGATCGTGTTTTCGTCGACGATTTCTATCTTGTTGTTTTCGATGATGTCCTTGATAGAAGAACATCCCATTCTTTTCACTTTCTTATCCATACGAATACCAATGGCATTCGCCTTGATGGCAGACTCTAGGTGAATGTTCTCGTACTCAAGATCTTGGTACAGTCCCACACAAACAACCATCCCTTGGTCATTGTTTTCGATAACAACGTATGCTTCGTTATATGCGTTTGCATATTTGTATATTATATTAGGATACAGTATCGGAGATATCTTGTTGTTACGGTACACACATACTTGCTTGAAAGGTTGCACTGAGACATCAATAATATTAAATGTAGAGTAGTCCTGACCACGCCCTTGACAAACATCTACGGTCATGATATACTGGTGTTCTTCAATAACATCTTCATAGACTAATAAATCTCCACCTTCTAGTCTACGTTTAGGTTCTTTAGCACGTAAATCAAGAAGTACTTGACCCTCAATAAGAGTATTGCCAGTACCAAAGAAAGTATTACCAAACTCTTGGTCAAATTGTAGTTGGGATGTATTAGCGATTGTTTGTGCTTTCCACTTCTCATCACGGCCTGGCACATCCCACCAGTCCACACGGAATGGTTTATATTCATTGACCTTTTGTACCGCACCTTCCCATATCTTTTGATAGGTATTGCCAATACCGTTGGCGGTACTTGTTATGATAACTTTTGTATCTTTACCAGATGAGATTACTGGATAGGTAGATGTATAGAACTCTGCTGCATTCTCTACGAACGCAAACTCATCTAGGAATAGTAAGTTAACTGACATACCACGAATAGAAGAACCGGACGTGGCAGATGCAATGATTCGAGAGTTATTAGAGAATTCGATAGAACCCTTGTTGAGTGCCTTACACCCAGGCTGTAGAAAGAACGGTAGGTTCTCTAACATGAGAGTCACACGAGACAACATCTCACGTGCAGTGGCACCTTTGTTTGCAAGGATTGCGATAGTCTTTTCGGGGTGAAATAGAGTATACCATAAAAGGTATCCCACAGAAGAGATAGACTTACCTGACTGTCTGCAAGCCAAGACAATAGAGAATCGATTATCGTTGAAGTGGTCAAACATCTTCTCTTGATAATCATACAGTTTGAACGGTACCAACCCTTTATCTAGGTGCACGACCTTGACATACTTCCTACAGAAATATGCTGGTTCCCTCATACACTTACGATATTCGCGGAGTTTCTTTTTGTCCCACTCTTCAGCGACACCGTCTCGCTTGACTTGTGGGTTACCTAGGTAGGAATTCTTAGTATAGGAACTCATTCATCTTCGTCTTGATCAATTACTTTCTCATCTCCCAACAGCATGCGCTGAAGGTCTGTAGTAGAACCGACGAATAGGTTGTTATTGGTAGTTGACTCTGCCGGTTTGTCTTCTTTGGTAAGTTCTTTCTGTTTCTTATTGAGATCCATCAACTTGTCATTGACATCTGCAATGCCCTTGATCATACCAGACAGCACCTCAAACGCACGAGGGTGTTCACTCTCACGTGCGACTTCTATCATGAGTTCTAGAGACTCACGACCTTTTTCAATTAGGTCATAGTAGGTGTCACGAGAGTACTCATAGTCCTGCTCATGAACAAAGTTCTTCTTCTGCTCGTCATCAAACAAAGCTGGTGGGTTGGTATTGTCTTTCACGATGTATTTCCTGATTACTCTGGGAAAATTATATTAGTTTCGAATCCATAATCAGAATCCGGACTAACGTCAATTGGGTCTGAGATAGTATTTATCGTTTCCAGAAGAGGGTTTTCTTCGCTTATTAAGTTCAGGTTTGTATTTACCTCGCGAACAATGTTCTGTGTCAACTCCGGCCCATAGAAATTTATCTTCATCTCAAAGTTCAGGGTATATATGATGGTTCGCCTTTGTTCTAAAGCACCCTCGTAGTCATCCTGAAAGTCTAGTCCCGAAAGGACAATTGGAACATCTTCTTTGATATCTGGCTGGTCGGCAAAAGGTTTCACCGATAATGTGTATTGCGGAGCAAAGTATGGTATAATCTGTTCGACTACCTGTAATGCGTCATCTTGGGATTTAGCATAAACTGCTAAAGAGAATGAGACATTATAAGGGACACCCACATACATTTTTCTCTGTGAGTTATTGTCCGAAGATACCACACCACCAAAACCATTTACTTTAGGCAATTGTCTTGTGGCGTCATATGCTATAGAGGTTATCTCAAACGACATGCGAGGAAGTTTCATCGCAACTCTTCGTTCTGCTTCCTCTCCATTGGACATCTCTTCTAGACGTTCAAGGAACGATCTCTTTGGTGCATATGACAGTGGTACCTTAACTTGTGACAAAACCTTTCCATTGGCATCTGTTCTCAAAACATGTAAGTCATTAAACAGAGAACCGAATACAGCTACGCAAGTGCGTACACGTTTATGATAGAAGTGACTTCCGATCATTGTGATATATCTCCGAATGGATTTGTCTCAGTGAAGTCTATGAAATCATTAGCGAAATCATCGAATATTTGATTCTGGGAAAAAGGTTGTATTTCGTTTATACCGTCAGTGACTGAGACTGGAGTGAGTTCCGCCCAGTCTCCACGTATAGGCATGGTATCTAACCATACACGTTCTTCTCCATCACTAGAACCATTATGAGCAAGTTTTAACAAACGAGTTTGACTATTCCAGTAGGTAACCTCTCCTTGCATGATATAATCTGCGAATGTCTGGGTAACCACTTCTCCTATAGCATAGTGCTGCTCTTCATTCTCCTCAGACATACCTTCCATAATTAATTCATACTGGAACGCGGCCTCTTCTTCTACTTGATCTATTTCAGGTATACCAGTGTCGAAGTCTTCGTCTGAGAACTCGAACAACTCGCACTGCATACGGAACTGAGGTAGTTGTGATAACTGGTAGAAAGGAGTTTCGGTCTCGACTCTTTTAACTTCGAACAGAGACTCTGATAGAGGAAGATATATTAAGTCACCCTCACGTGGACGGAATTGGTTCTCCGAAAGACGGTCTCCAATTAATTCTCTCCATCGTCGACGTGCAATGACAAATGTTGCTTGGTCTCGTAATTCGATACCAAACTTGGTAAATAGATCACCCTCACCATCAAAGGCATCACCGTTCTCGATGTATACTTCTACTTTATATGCGTCTGAGAACTGAGACTGAATACTATCTAGGAATATGTCTTCTCTTGCGACAACCTCTCTTGGCAGGTAATATACGTCCTGACCATAGAACTGGATTGATTCGATTAAAAGATCTTCGTAGAGTGATTGTTCTGCTCTACTCTTTGTAGTGATATATGGATTTGTGGCCATGCTTTACCCCATAAAG